GTAGATGGAGACTACACAGCCTCTATCTATTCAACTTGCTCATGGGCTGATGGCACACCAACAATTCCCTATGCAGACCTGACACAAGAAACAGTCCTTGGTTGGGTTTGGGCTAATGGTGTGGATAAACAAGCCACAGAAGATGCTCTGGCGGCTAACATTGCTTTGCAGAAGAACCCTGTTACTGCTACTGGCACACCTTGGGGTCAAGCATGAAGCTAGAGTTAGACGTTAACGAAGTGCAATTCATTATGAATGTGCTTGGTCAATTACCAACAAGTTCCAACGCATATGTGCTTTGGAAAAAAATAGAAGAACAAGCAATAGCGCAAGTTCCTAAAGAAGCGGAGTAAGTTATGGCTATTAACTATTTCACAGCAAACCCAGATGTTGCTGAAGCCTATCAAAGTAATTCCTATGGTTTATCACCACAGGAGTTTGCTGATGCCCATTACACTTTGTATGGTCAAACAGAGCAGAGAGCCGCACCTGTAGTGCTTGATTTAGTTAGCCAAGGTAATTTGAATCCAACTCAAATAGCGGCTGCAACAGGAATTCCAGTTGGTCAAGTTGTTGCTCAAGTAGCGACTACAGTCCCTCCTAATCAAGCAGTATTGCTTGGTGATACCTATGTTCAAGCTGTTAATCAAGTAATTGGTTCTGGTGAAGATCAACAGATTGGTGGACTAGAAAATGTTATTACTTATAAAGCATCTGAGAATAAGCCTGGTGGAAACATCAATTATTACTCTCCTACTGGTGAATACCAACAAACTACACAACAACAAAAAGTTGCAGGTTCATTTTTAGAAGGATTAGGACAAGCCCTTACAGACCCTGTAGTTCTAGCCGCTTTAGCAGGTGGTTATGGTGCTGGATTATTTGGTGGTGCTGGTGCGGCTACTGTTGGCTCTACTGGCTTAACAATGGGTCAATTGGCTCAACTTGATATAGCTCTTGGTGGTGCGGGTGGTACTTTGGGTGCTGAAACCCTAGCGACTGCTTTAACTACGGGTGCGTTTGTTCCTACTTTGACAAATTTAACGGGTGGTAGCGGAGTAACGCCTGGATTACTAACGCCTCCAGTTACTACTCCTGTAACACCAGTTACACCTCCAGTAACCCCAACAACACCTGTAGTGCCTCCAGTAGCACCACCTGTCGTACCACCTGTCGTGCCACCCGTAGTGCCACCTGTCGTACCTCCTGTAGTACCTCCTGTTACACCTTCAGTAATACCTTCTGTAATTCCATCAGTAATTCCATCAGTTATTCCTCCAGCACTTACAACAGCGTTAACCTCGTTAATTCCTGGTGCAGTTAATACTGTTTTAAATCCTACAAATTTAGGTGGTTTACTGACATCTGGTGCAACTACTGTTGGTGGTCTTCTGCAACAACAAACATCTCGTGATGCGGCTATTGCAGCGCAAGCAATGATTGACCGAGAGACAACTGCGGCTAAACAAGCGGCTCAGTTTAGACCTATCGGAATGACTACTCGTTTTGGTACTTCACAGTTCCAAGTCGATCCAGTAACAGGTCGATTGACAAGTGCAGGGTACACATTAAGTCCTGAAGCTAAAGCACAACAAGATAGATTAGTTGCTTTGTCTAATGCTGGTTTAACGCAAGCAGAAGGCGCACAAGCACAATTTGCTCCTTTGCAAACAGGCGCACAAAGTTTGTTTGCTTTAGGTAATAGATATCTTGCTCAAACTCCTGAAGCAGTTGCTCAGAACTATATAAATCAGCAGATGGCTTTGTTGCAACCAGGCAGAGAGACTGAACTTGCTAATCTGCAAAACAGACTACAACAACAAGGTCGTGGCGGTCTATCTGTGGCTCAAGGTGGCACTATGGGTGCTACTACTCCTGAACTACAGGCTCTGTATAACGCTAGAGCGCAACAAGAGGCTCAATTGGCGGCTAATGCTCAACAGTTTGGTCAACAACAAGTCCAGTTTGGTGCGGGATTGCTTGGTACAGGCGCACAGACTATGGGTCAGTACTATGGTGGTCAACAAGCGGCTTATGCTCCTTATACGACTGCTTTGGGACAAGTTACAGGGCTTGAGGCTTTGGGACAACAACCATTTGGCATGAGTACTGGTTTGGCTCAACAAACAGCTCAAGCGGGTGCTAATGTGGGTCAATTGGGGCTTCGTGGTGCTGAACAAAGCGTTGCTTTAGCAACAGGTAGAGCTGCAACTACTAATCCTTATTCAACACTATTAGGTGGTTTCGGTGCTTCTCCCGCACTAGGTACTGCGGCAGGTAATCTTTTAGGTGGATTGCTTGGGTTTACACCTGCAACAACGGCTATGAGCGCACCAGCAACCACATTTGGTGCTGGTGGCTATTATGGCAACCAAGACCTTGGCTTGTTCTTATAAGGATTCATCATGGCAGAAAATATCGTAGCGGGTTTGTTTGGAATGAACCCTGAAATGTATGGTGAGCAACAACGTAGAAGTGCTTTGCAAGAAGGTATTACCCTTGCTCAACTAGACCCTGCTTCTCGTGGTGCAGCAATGACCTATGCGGGTGCTAGAGGACTTGGTAACGCTATTGGCGGTGCTTTTGGAGTAGAAGACCCTCAACTGAAGATGATTAGCACTCGTAATGCTATTGCCCAACAGATAGACCAGAACGATCCTGAGTCAATCTTGCAAGGTGCAAAGATGTTGGCACAAGCGGGAGATCAACAAGGTGCTATGGCATTGGCTCAATATGCTCGTCAAGCACAAGAGAGTATTGCTCAAACAAAACAAAGACAAGCGGCTGAAGCATCATCATTAGCTTCTGCTGCTAAAGCTCAATTTGGTCTCAAACAAGAAGAGCAATTACGAGATGAATTATCAAAACTTGGCCCTAATCCAACACAAGAACAAATTATTTCTGTTGTTACTAAATATGGGCCAGCAGATAAAGTATTGGCTACTTTGCAAGGTTCTGCTGACAGGGCTGCTCAAAGAGAGACTTTGCTTACATTAGGCCGTGAAAAAATTGAAGCTAAATTAGAGTCTGATCTTAGACAAGCAAAAACTGATCTAGAAAAAGAGCAAATGCGGATTGAAGCCAGAAAAGAACTTGCTCAATTGATGGCATCTCTTAAAGGGCCAAGTTCGGCAGTTCTAAAGGCTCAAGAGAAAGCAGAGAAAGCTGCTGAAGGACAACTTGCTTTGGGTGACACCATTTCTACAGCAGAAACTTTGGTCAAAGATTTAGCCAAAATGGGTGGAATGACAAGCACATCAAAAGGCCCTCTTGCAAACTTAGTTACATCTTTGCAAACGGGAACTGTTGGTCAAATGGCTGGTCGTACTTTTGGTACTGCTGAACAAGCTAAACGTGATGAACTAAAAAGTATTCGGTTGCAGTTGTTAAATGCTATTAAAGAAGCTACAGGCATGAGTGCTCAACAACTTAATTCCAATGTTGAATTGAAAACATATTTGGATTCTTTAGGTAGCGAAGGCATGACAAAAGAAGCAAACTTGGCAATTTTAGATAATCTATCAAGGCGTTATCTTAAAGGTTCTATGAATGCCCCAGCAAAAGGTGTTGGAACTGCTGAAAATCCAATTGTTTTAAAGTGAGGGATAAAAATGCCTGTATACCAATATGAAGGTAAGCATTACGACTTGCCTGATGGTCTTAGTAATGAGCAAGCAATTGCGAAAATACAAGGTTACTTAGGCAAGACAGTTACGCCTGAACCAGTAGCTGCTCCCGTATCAAACTTGGAGTTGATGTTTGGTGCTGGCAGTCCTATTGCTCGAACAATTAAAGGGGCTGTTGTTGACCCTGCTTTGGCTGTAAATCAGTTGTTAGCAAGTACGGGTTTGTTTGGTCAAGATATTAAGCGAGGCGCAACTCAACTTGTTAGTGATGTTGAAAAAGCAACTACTGAAGGTCGTGCAAGAGTTGGAAGTAGTGGTTTTGACCCATATCAGATGCTTGGCAATGTTGTTAGTCCCGTGAATCGTTTAGTTGGTGTCACGCAAGCACCACTTCAAGGCGCAGGTTTAATGGCTAACATAGCCCGATCTGGAAGCACTGGTGCGGCTTTAAGTGCCTTGCAACCAGTAAATGCTCCTGTAGAACAGTTTGCTGAACGTAAATTAGAGCAAATGGCTACTGGCTTTGTTCTTGGCCCTGTTGTTGAAGGTGGTGTAAAAGCTGTTGGAGGTCTTTTAAATACACTAAAAGGTTTAACTCCTACTGGTCGTCAAGAGTTCATGCAAAAACAATTGAATGAACTTACTGGCCCTGATCGAACAAAAGTGATTGAAGCATTGCGTGATGCTAAAGAATTAGTAAGTGGTTCTCGACCAACTGCGGCACAAGCAATTTCTGATATTCCTTCAGCAGTTGAACTTGCGGCAGCACAGAGCAAACTTGCTAGTAAAGCAAAAGTAGCAGGTCAGTTTCAAGAGCGTTTAGTTGAGCAACAAGCGGCAAGGGCAAGAGAGATTCAATCTATTGCTGGCACTGAGGCACAAAAAGCTGCTGTAATTGCAAAAAGAGAAGAAGTAACAACGCCAATGAGAGAAACGGCACTTGAACAAGTTAATCTTGCAGGCCCTATCTTTACTAAGCTAGAAAAAGAGATTTCAGATAAGTTCAATAGCTTGGCGGCTGCTGAACAAACATCTGGAATGACTGGTTTAGCGGCAACACTTCAACAAGCTGTGGCAACAAAAGGACAACCTGGTTGGCTGTCTGCGGGTGACATTGCGTCAGAAGCGGCAGGTCGTGCAAAAGCATACAAAGAACTTGCAGGAACATTGCGTGGCGAAGCTCAATTAAAGCAATTCCAACTTAATAGTTTAGAACAAAATGGATTCTTTCCATTACGTGCATCTGATTTAACAGACCAATTAGACAAGGCTATTCGTGGCACTGTGTCTGACCAAAGTAAAGCTGTTTTGCAAGGTATTAGAGATAAAGTTGTTTCTAAGGCTGATGAAAATGGCTTGTTAAATAGCCGTGATGTATACGAAAACATTAGAAAAATATCTAATCAAGATGTCGCAAAAATGCTTAATCTTGGTGAGCAATATGCTTCTGGTGGAATTCCTCAACAAGCTGCCAAGGCCATTGGTAGTGCAAAACAATTTATTGATGCTTCATTAAACAAATCATCTGATGGCTTATGGGGTAAATATCTTACTTCTTATGCGGATTACAGTAAAAAACTTAACCGCATGGAAGTTGGAGATTACTTATCTAAGAGTTTAAATACACCTTTAGGGAAAGAAACTGCGGGTGAGTTTGCTGCGGCTGTTGAGAATGCGGCTGGAACAATTAAGAAATCTACTGGAATTCCAAGGTTTGAAAAGTTGTCAGATGTTTTGACTCCAAAAGAAGTTGCTTCTGTAAATAATGTATTGGCAGACCTAAAAAGAGATTCAAAAGCAAAAGAACTTGCAAGAAAAGTTGGTGCGCTTGATATTGGTGGCCCTGAAATTTTAAAAGAAGCCCCACAACTGTTAAACAGAACATATACAGTAATGAAGGCGGCCGTTGAATACTTGCAAAGAGGTAATGCAGACGCCTACAACAAACAGATGGCTGAGTTAATGATGAACCCAGGTGCTTTGGCTCAGTTTATGACTGTTGGCATACCAAAGGGCAGAACAAATGAGTTTGTTTCTTCAATGATGAAGTTAATGGATGCTCCGACTAGATCAGCATTTATTCAGTCGTTTACAGTGCCATCTGCGGCTAAAGAAGTTGGGGATTCACAACTTACTATGGCTGAATAATGAAAGACGGGCTGTTTGCTATCTCAGTAGCAGTCCTGATTCTTTGTTTTGCAATATTCTGTAGTTATATTATTGTTTGGGCATTTCCGTGATCGCCTTTCTCTTGGCGGCAACCATAGAGTACCGATGTATTAAATGGACTTGGACTGGCGATGTTTACAATCGCAAAGTAGTCTGTCTCAAGTGGGAGAGAAAGAAGTGATCGATCCTCTAACGGCTCTAGCTGGCATACAGTCAGCAATCAGCATGGTCAAGAAGGCAGCTAATGTTGCCAATGACTTAGGCTCACTTGCGCCCATGATTGGTAAGCTATTTGACGCTAAGTCTGTAGCTACAAAAGCCATGCTTCAGGCTAAACAGTCTGGCAAAGGCTCGAACATGGGTACGGCTTTGCAGATTGAGATGGCTTTAGAACAGGCTAGAGCATTTGAAGAAGAGTTAAAGATGCTCTTCATGCAGACAGGAAAGATTGACGTTTGGCAGAAGATTAAAGCCCGTCAAGCAGAGATGGACTTGGCAGATGCCAAAGAGATAAGCGCATTAAAGAAAGCAGAGAAAGAAGCTAAACAGAAAGAGCAAGAACAACTAGAGATTGGTTTGGCAATTGGTGGAATCTGCTTTGTTTTGTTCCTAGTCTTTGTTGGTGTCAATGAGTTGATGACATTCTGTGAAGCAACAAGAAGGTGTGGTCGGTGAATGAGTATCAAAAGACCTTTGACTTATGTCTCAAGATATTCGTTTACGGGTTAGTGGCTTTGTATTTCTTGGGTTTTCTAAAGTTCTTACCTGATGATCTGTCTGACAGAATTGTCAATCTTCTACTTGGAAAGGTTGGTCTTGGTAAATGAAGTACTTACTTGTATTTGTAGCTTTTATGCTACATGGTTGTGATGAAAAATATCGCTATTTTTGCCAAAACCCAGACAATTTCCATGCTGAACAATGTCAAAAACCTAGATGCCAATTCACTCAGACTTGCCCTGAGTACTTGGTTGCCCCAATCTTGGAGAAAAAAATCAATGATGTCCAACCAGAAACCAAAGTTAACAACTGAAGAGATTGAGGTAAGAATTTGGGGGTTTGTTGTGATTGCAGTCACACTTATCCTCATGTTTATTGTTGCTGCTTTGCTCTATTCTGTGACTTTTGTCACTCAGCCAATCAAAAGCATGGCCCCGATTGACCAAGCCTATACCAAGATGCTGAACGACATTGTTCTGCTAATCGTGGGCGGTATCGGTGGTGTTATTGGTAAACGGGCTATGTCAAGTGCCGCTAGAGCGTTTAATCCTCCAACGCAACCAATGTGTCAACCAATGGGTTATGGAGGCTCTCAGGGCGGTTTTAACTCGTCCTATGCCCCTCCGCAATCTGCGTATGGTTTGCCCTCTCAGCCATTCGGTGCTATGCCTATTTGGAAGAACCCTGAGTTGGATGAATCTTGGACACCTGGCCCTCCTCCGACTACTCCTCCTGACCACTTAGAAGATGACCAAGAGCGTGAAGAATTGGCTCAAGCAAGAAAAGAGGCTGAATAATGTTTCCAATCCCCTTACCTTGGTTAATAGTGGGTGCTTTGGTATCTCTCTTTGGTACATACCAAGTTGGACACCACTATGGATGGTTAGAGCGTGATGGCGACATGAAGATAGCCATTGCCAAAAAGAATGATGAAGCTCGTCAAATCGAGCAAAACATGACTGAAAAACTTTCTCAACAATCTGCCAAACTTCAGGAAGCCAATGATGCTATCAACAAAAAAACTACTGCTCTTGCTGTTGCCAATCGTGCTGGCAAGTTGCGCCTCTGCCCCCCAAGTAACTTACAAACCACCTCAAGTACCTCCTTTGCCAGCTCAGATTCAAAAGCAACCAGCCAATCTGACAGACCGACTAATGAACCTTCTGATGCCGAAAGAGCAACCATCGATGCCATCGCAGAAATAGTCGCCCAAGGGGATAAGAATACTGTCGCTTTGAATGCTTGCGTAGACTCGTATAACCAGATGAGAGACCTGTTGAATGATAAACGCTGAACAACTTAAACAACTTCACATTG